GCCTTGCCGTGTGGTCCGTATATGCGAAGAAAGAAAAGGGATCAGATACGATCAACTACTATTTCGCCACACAAACCGATGGCGTCACGACCGCGAAGACTCCGATCTTCTGGGGCTTGCCTAATCCCATGGAGAATTGTGTTGTGAAGGCGTTGAATAAGATTGCTGCGGAGTTGTCTAAACCCTAATACTATGAACGAAAATATTCCAGCCAAGGATAAAGAATATCCCCTACAAGAAGCCGAGATGCGTTTGACTCTTAAAGTCAAGCAGCATTCTGATGGCAGCGTTAGCGGATATGTCTATAACTTTGAAGTCAATAACTACGAAGGTCTTATTCCTAACGTAACTGAAATGTTGCGAGAGTACGACTTTCAGTATGCTTCGGATAAGATGCTCGAAGTAACGATTGATAGTATCCTAAAAAACAGAGCCTAAACTTTGGCCCACAGAAAGCTCCCTCCCATTTGTCGGTGTCAGTGATTAAATAAAATAAACAAAACATAAAATGAAAAAAGGTACTGAAGTCAAGCTCGGATTCATCCCCGCCAACGTGTATAAGGTTCTCGTCCACAAGACCGAGGCCCGTCAGAGCGGTAAGGGTTTCAAGATGGTTGTCTGTGAGTGCGAGATCATCGCGCCTGAGACCGCCGTCGCCGCCGGTACGACCTACAAGACCCTCGGTGCAAAGGGCAACATGTACATCATGCTTGAGAACAAGAACGGCGTTGACTCCGCTCTCGAACTCTTGGCCACGGCGCTCCAAACCGTCGGCCTGTATGACGGCCTGCCCGAAGACTACAACGAGATCGACGTGGCCGACGCGCTCAAGACCCTCGAAGGTCAAGCCTTCAACATGCTCGTTCAGTCGCAGCCTGAGTACGTCAGCGACGATCCTTCTAATTCAAGGGATCTCAAGTTCGCCAAGCGCGACGAGAACGGCGAGGCTATCATCAAGCGCTACAACACCCAGTTTGACTTCTCTCAAGTCAAGGGCTTGGCGTCTCCTATCGCAGCCTTTTAAGTCTCTTGATGGAGTGGTTGCCATCATAGAGACATGCGCCTCTTAGTAAGTAATGCGAACTTGCTAAGAGGTTTTTCCTCAAGACATACATCCCACTCGCACCGCTGGCAGACCGGAAATAGTCTGCCTTTTCTTTTCTCTATAAATAACCCTCAACATGATAGCCCTCGTTCTCCATGGACCATCGCGATTTGATAAAGAAAACAACGGCATCCTTCTCGGACCCGCCGGAGATTTTGTTCGTTCTGTGTTGGCTAATCATAATCTTGACCTGGATAATTCATCTGATATTTTTATAACCTTTGCCGACGATTTCTTTCGTGGTTCTAATCCAAAGCCAAGCGGCATAACAAAGATAATCTTCGCCGGAGCTAAGGCGCTAGAGTTTCTCCCCGCCGCCAAAGACAAAAGCCTCGATGCCTTTCGCGGCGTAGTTTACACCTCACCAAACAAAACCCAATACATCGTAACCTATTGGCCACAGGATTGTGTAGATGCTTGGGGCATGGAAGATGCGCTCGAAGGCGAAGGCGATGGCGACGATATCCTAGATAAGGATGATGGCAAGAGTACCTCGCCCACGAAGCGATCTAACTACAGCTTTTGGTTCGCACAAGACATAAAGAAACTCCTTACTTATGACTCCCAAAAAGTTCAACCTGAAACACAACCCGTCGTCTGCGCCCGAAGCGAAGAAGCCCTCAGAGTATTTAACCACGAAGGACCCATTTTCTTCGACATCGAGACCCATCCCAAGACCAATACCCTCACCTGCCTCGCCATCGCGTGCGGAGATAGCCCTGTTTATTCTGTCCCTGTTTATGATTGGGGCGGTAATCTTAACGTGGGTGTGGTGTTTTTTGCACGTTTCATAAGAGAGCTAAAAAAGCGCAGGGTCGTAATCCACAACGCCCTCTTTGATCTCTGCTTCCTTGCGGCGTTTTATAAAATCCCCTTCGGCCACGACATCTACGACACCATGGTCGCAGGCCATAGAATCTATCCAGAAGCTGAGAAGTCTCTCGCGCATCAAGCCACTCTCTTTTCCAATCGACCCTTTCACAAAGATGAAGCAGGAAACTTTGATCCTCGAAATCGAGCACAATTTGAGCAGCTCCGCGCTTACAATGTTAAAGACGTTATTGTCCTCCGAGAGATTTACTATGGTCAAATTGACCTCATCTCAAGGGACCGTGGACTTCAAGACTCGGTCGATCAAGCCAGTCGATCGCTCGCAGACTATGCCTTCATGTCCCTCCACGGAATGCACTTCGACCCCGTCAAACGGCAGTATATCGTAAGGAAGTGTGAAGAACGCTATAAACAACTCAACCGCGTCTTGAGAATACTGGTCGGATTTGACCTCAATCCCGGCAGCCCGGATCAAGTTGTCAAATATCTGCACGAACAACTAAGATACAAACCAGAGAAGACAACAGACAAAGGCTCGCCCTCGGTCGCCGGGGATGCTTTGTACAAAATAAAACTCAAGCATCCAAAGAACGTGGCCATTGATGTGATCTTCGAGATGCGTCGTATGGTTAAGCTGAAAGGTATGTTAGGATTTCAACAGTGGATTTGGGAATATTAAATATGAAAGATACAAAAGAAAAAGACCCACAAATCGCAGCCTCCTTTATGCGCGCCGGGATTTATGACGCCTCGAAGTTTGGCCACGTGGTCTCGATGCCCAAGCTGAATGGCTTGAGGTGTATGTACATTCCTCAAAGGGGCTTCTTCTCACGCGACGGCAAGCGGTGGAATGATGCCGTCCTTGCACATATCATCCCGCCCACGACAGACTACATCATCGACGGCGAGTTGTATTGTCACGGGATGAGTCTGCAGAAGATCAACGCCGCTGTTGGGGTTAATCGGATCGAAGCGGGCGAAGATGCTAAATGGATTATATTCTTCGCATTTGATCTAGTCGAACCAAAGTTCAATGCTTTGACGCGCATGTTGCTCCTAGATAAAATTTATAACGACAATCTTGGAAAGACTGCAGCCACGGGTGTAGTCGGCTGGGAGATCTGCAAGACGCGCATAGAACTCGACAAGTGTTACGAAAGTTATATTTCCAGAAACTACGAAGGCCAAATGCTCAAGAGCGTCTTCGGATCCTATATGCCGCAAGGCCCAAAGGAGCGTACGACGATGAACCTGCAGAAGCGCAAAGCCTTTCTTGATGCAGAGTTTGAGTGCATTGGTAGGGTAATATCAACCGAGGGTAAGTGCGCTGGAAAACTTGGCGCGCTGAAGTTCATCACCAACAGAGGCGTGACATTCGAAGTCGGCACGGGCTTTACCGACGAAGAGCGCGAAGAGTATATCACGCCCAACTATCACTTCCAACGCAAGGCTACGATCAAATATCTCAACCTCACAGACGACGGCCGTCCTTTCAATGCGTCGTTCGTGGGTTGGCGTGATGATGTATAATCTTTTAAGCTACAAAATATGTTCACACAAAACCTACCTCGTCATCTGTATTGCTATGTCAATACAGCCTTTACGCATAAAGAACCACGCGGCCTAATGCCCGCCGTATTCTTCGCCATAACTTCAACACCCGGTCGCGCATGGGGTTGTCATGTCTTGTTAGAGAATGGCGCAGTCTATCGCAATCTTCCACCCAATGCGTTATTCTTTGCAGAGAATAGCAACACAGATTGGCTGCTTCAAGAATCTCAACATTGGGATTGTTATGGCTGGCGTTTCGCCACGATTGAATACGAATATCTCAAAGGCCTGCGCTGCGAGACACGCTGTGGTGAGGATATTTATCATGGCGAATATCTCTTTACCGCCGCGCCATTTGATGACGGCTTCTCTTTAGATCCCGGACAGAATAAAGAGTTTATGTTTATCAAACTTAACAATGGCGCCCTCACGATTCAGCCTACTGATCGCGTAGTGTTTAAAGATAAGAGCTTTACTTCATTCATTGAATGGCCAAGCGGTATGAGACTCGGTGAAGAGATTTATAAAGTCGAATAACTTATGCCCACTCCTCACATCCACTGCCTAACTTCCCTCAAGGTCGCTGGTACAGGAAGCTTTCGTCTCGCCTCTGGTCAATTCCTCGGCGACTACGGAGCGAATCTACAGAACCCAGACAAAGAAGCCCTCGATATCTACATCGCCCCAGCGGGAATGACATTCGTCCAATGCGACCAAAGCGGCGCCGAGGCTCTCATCGTAGCAAACCTCACGCGCCCCGGTCGCTATCGTGAGCTATTCAACGTCGGGATCAAACCCCATACCTTCATCGCGCTGCATATCTTCTGTGAAGCGATGCAGAACATTTGGCCTCTCGCGGGTAAGTCGCCGAGCTATTGGAAAAGCCTAAGCCCAACCGAACTCAAACAAGACAAAGATTGGAAGCCTCTCGATAAAGCAATCAAATCCTCAGACAAAGAATACAAGATCGGCAAGATGGTCTGCCACGCTTCCTCTTATAGGATGCGTGAGCGGACCTTCCAGCTTCAAACCCTCAAACAAAGTCACGGTACTCTTACACTTTCTTTACAAGAGTGTAAAACATTCCTCGGTTTCTTCGCATCACTGTTCCCCGAAATCATAGAATGGCAAGATGAAATTGAATTTCAGATTAGAACTAACCGTCAGCTCCGTAATCTGTTTGGATATCCACGCCGGTTCGAGCGCACTATTACTGACTCTTATATCAGGGAAGGCATCTCGTGGGTTCCTCAGTCCACCGTGGGATGTATCACACACATCGCAGTCAACCGCTACAACAACGAGCGGCCGCCGAAAACACTACCGGCGATTAACAATAAACATGACTCTTTTCTGGCGCTGGTTCCAGATGGGCTTGTCAACGACACGGCTAAGCTCATGCAAGAATGCCTCGCCATTTCTCTCACAGGCCGAGACGGCATCAACTTCACGATGAAATCAGAAGCCCAAGCCGGAAAGAACTGGGGCAAGTTCTCTCCCAGTAATCCCAACGGCATGAGAGATCTCGCCTAAAACCGGCCCAGGAAAAGCTCCCGTCCTCTACTAGACATGAGACAGACGAACGACCGAATAACACAGATCGTCAATGCGATCCGTGAAAAAGTAAAAGAGTGGCCGCCCAACCTTCCGCCACCGTCGGTTGTTATTGTACACGAGACTCATCTTCCCAGCGAGTTCGATCCGAACTTTGAGAAGCTTGAAGGCTTCGACGTTATAACCACACTACAAATCCGCAAAAACTCTGTAAGACTCGCATACTTGCATGAGCCTCTATGAAGACTGGTGTTTGTACACAAAGAACGTACAAAGCCCACAACCGTTTGTGGATGCTGCTTTCTATTTCATGATCGGCGCGGCCCTTCAGAGGCGCGTCTGGTTCGGAGACTTAGACTTTCACGCAGTATTTCCTAATCAATATATCGCATTCATCGGCCCTGCTTCCGCCGGGAAGTCACTCATTACGAGTCCGATGAAAGAACTGCTTGAACTTCACGCCGACGTAAAAGCGCCCGAGGATGATCTCGCGGCCGAACTTCTCGGCGAGGACGCAGAAACAAATCGCAAAGGCGCACGTCAGCCTTTGATCTATATCGCTCCGAACAGCACCACGTTCGAGCAATTCACACAAGAGACTTCTCGTGTGGCGTATCTCCATCGCTACATCGACTCAGAGAACAGACGCAAAGCCTACCATCACAGCTCTCTCGTCTTCATCCTCGACGAACTAACATCTATCTTTAAGAAAAATGCAGAACAACTCTCCGACTTTCTTCTCGAAGCTTATAACGGTGGAAAGAAGTACGTTAGAAAACTTAAGCATAGCGACACGGACTTTTGCACAAATATGTGTATCAGTCTGTTGGGGAATACCACACTCGGTAAATTCCAAAGTCTACAGAATCAAGATATTCTCTCGGATGGTTTTATGGCTCGAACCATCATCGTTTATGGGGTGGAGAAACGTTTCCATCTCTATTCCATTCCCCCTCTTAGCGAAGATCAGAAGGCAGCCAAGGCTCGGCTTCAGACTTATATTAGGCAACTTAATACTGTCTATGGCCCTGTTACATTAAACGACGAAGCTAAGGAATACATTCACCATCACTTCGAACTACATCCCAATCTCGTCCACACAAACAAACATCCGATGCTGGATGAATACTATGGCCGAAAGAATCTCCATCATCAGAAAATCCTCTTTGCCGTACACTTTGCCCGCACGACGGACATGGTGATCACACGGCAAGATGCCGAGGCCGCCACAGAACATCTCGCCAAGCTTGAAAAAGACATGCACATTCCCTTCGTAGGAATGGGCCGCAACGAGAGCGCAAAGATCACAGAAGACATCTGGCGCTTTATCAAGACCTCAAACAAATCCACAAAGAAATCAATCTTTATACGGTTCTATCAGTCACTCAAAACACCCGATGAACTCAATAGAGTTCTCGATGATTTGATGACGATGGAACGTATAACCAGAGTAAGAGAAAACAACATTGAATACTATGCAGCCAAAACTAACAACTGAATGCCCGACATCACGCCCACTAAATAACGCAGAGATCCGTGCACAGTTTCTTGATCACGTTAAAGAACTCGTGTGCAAAGATCGCAATGTCACACACGGCGACGCAGAGGATAACTTCCGAGTGATCGCTTCTTTGTGGGAGACCTATCTCAACAACACGCCTCCTCAAGCCCTCAATTCAACGGATGTAGCCATCATGATGTGCCTCTTCAAAGTCGCACGCCTTATGGCCAATCCCAAGAACATGGAAAACTGGCACGATCTCGCGGGCTATGCAGCCTGTGGCGGTGGAATAGTGATGAAGAAGTTAGAAGAAGAGAAACAACAATACTAAACATATGGAACAAACAACTCAACTCAACTTCGGGCAAGCTCTCGAAGCATTGAAGAACGGGCGACGTGTGGCCCGCGCTGGCTGGAATGGTAAGGGCATGTGGCTGCTGCTGCAGATTCCCGACGCCAACAGCAAGATGACGCTGCCGTACGTTTACATCGAGTACCCGGTTGGACACCCAGCCTACCCTAACGGATCGCGTGTGCCGTGGTTGGCTTCGCAGACCGATATGCTATCAGAAGATTGGTGCATCCTGTAAGTAAAAATAAACCCGCTCTGCTTATCACAGGGCGGGTTTTTTGTTTTTTAATTTTACCGCAAGCCACTCAATCCTTCAACCAAACTCTTTCGATACTTGTTTTCGTATTCTCTCGTTAGATACCGTCTCATCGTCTCAGCCCCAGCGCCTTCTTCTGCGCCTTCGACAAAGCTCAGATATCTTGCGGCCTTCATTGGCTGCCTTTCCAGCGAAGGCATGATCTGATTCTGACTTGTCTTGTACTTCCTAATCCGGCTCGCATAATCTTCTCTTGACGTTGCTTCTTCTCTCGCACGAGACACCAACTCAAATGCCTCTTCGCCGGTATCTTCATCAATAACTCCCCGTTCGAACTCCTGTTCTGCAAGGTTCTCGTAACTCACAGGGAACATTCCAGCGCGGCTCATTCCATTCAACTCATCGAACAATCGCTGCTTGCGACGATCCGCACTGCGAAGATTCTCAGCACCCTCATTCTCAAGCTCATCAGCCCAATTACTAATCACGCGCAACACCTGAGTCTTCCCAACAATCATGTTCTTTCCGAAGCGCTTCAACACCAGCCCAACATCTTCACCCTTGTCGATTGCGCCCAACGCTCCACCAATGTTCTTCGCTAAGTCAGTTGTAAGCTCTAATGCAGGATAAGCTCCGATCACACCTTGTGTATCACCAACCAAAGCATTGACCGGCAACAACATCAAGTCACCAGCAAAGCCAAACGTGCCTGTCTTCTGGGCCATCATCAACAACTTCTGTGTCAACAACTGACCTCCATCAGATCCAAGCTCTCCTTCATTCTGTTCAGCCCAGCTTTGAAGCTCGCTCCAGTTAATCGCCTTTGATTCCTTGTTATTAAGCCATTCTTGGATCTCTTCAATCGCACCGCCGCCAGCCATACCAACAAGCAACTGTGCAATTAGAGGCTTAAAATCTCCTTGCATCGCAGGCTCGACTGCAAACTTACGGAAGTTATTCATCTGACTCATGCTCCACTTGCTCCACGTCAAGTAAGGCGCAGCGCCACTCTCAAGAAACCATGCTGGTAACTGACGCATATCATAAGATCCTTGCATTAGCAAACCAAACTGGCCTGCAAGATCAGTGTCGTTCGTGGTACGCCAATCAGCATTGAGTGTATCAAGAAAGCGCACAGCATCCTTATCGCCCGTCATAGCTTTGCGCTTGTTGATACTAACGATCATCTCACCTTGCGCCTGAGCAAGCGTGCGTGCAATAGATTCAAGTTTATTTGATAGCGTCAGAGAGCCTATTGAATTAACAAAGCGCTTCATATATTTTCCAGCATCATCGCCGACGCTAATTGCCTGACGAAAATTCTGATGCGCGTTAGGATTATTCAAGCCCGATTCGATTGAGCGTAACTGAAGTTGACTCCAGTTGCTAAGCTTATCGGACATGCCCGACATATAAGTTGCATAGTCACCAAGTCCAACATAAGCTAGAGGCTTTGTGACTGTGCCACCAATATCACCTATACGCGACACAGTCTGTAGAGCAAGTGCGCTCGCAATTGAACCAATGCCTCGCACAAACTTACCTGGCGTCTGCAATGGGCGACCACTGAACTCGCGCAGCACAGATTGCACGCTAGGATCAGTCGAAATAATTGGCGTATTCTGCAGGATAGCCGCCGGGATCGGTTGATCATTATGCATCTTCTTCGAACCCAACGCCGTCATTACCTCAGGTGACCGCTCTAAAGCCATTTGCGACGCATAGTCTTTAGCCGAGCGGCGATTATAACTTTCAAGAAGATCACGGAAGTTAAGCTCGCCCCAACTCTCAGGCAGCGGACGACCTTGCGGTTTACGAGCGCCAGCGAAAGTTGCTGGAGCAGAAGGATCAAACGGAGCAAGAATCACAGAACGCTCAGTCTCGAAATCGGCAATAGCCTTATTCCGAGCGGCCTGTTGATTCATACCTTGCTGAAGATAACTATCCGTAGCCTCACGAACATAGTCATCTTTTAGCTTTTGATACTCTGGAGTTCCGACGCGCTCAGACAGAATCTTTCGCACATCATCAGACTCCTTATGGAAGGGCAACCAGAATTCGTCGATGAGGCGCTCACGCATTCCTGTGCCTTGACGAATCGTATTACCCACTGCATTGTTTTCGTCGACCCAGAAACGCTTTACAATATTGCGCCATTCGTTATAGGCCGCCGTGATTTCTGGGGCAGGTGTAATGCGCGTTCGAGTACGATGCTCTTGCAGCAAATGCTTTGTAAGCTTAATTGCATCCGCATCGCCGAGCTTATAAATTTCAGGCGCAATAGCCTGTGATCGACCGAACATCGACTGCGCAGTGTTATACATGCGCGTAAGTGACCTACCAACGGTCTCATAGATTCCGCCGCGCCGCGTGATCTGGTCGATCTCACCTAAGGTTTTGTCGATGCGACCTTTGACTGCATCGGCAGCTTTTCCGACTGGACCACGTTGATAGCGGATGTCTGGATTTGATGGATCAAAGGTGCCTTTATTGGCTGTGGCGGATTTGATTTGGGCGGGATCAAAGACAGCAATTCCGGTAGGATACTTATTTGATCCAAATTCAAAATCAAGATAACCGTCATATCCGTTAGCTTTAAGTTCTTGAATGAACGAGGATCTTTCAAAATTTGTCCAATCCCATCCAGTTTTATAATTTCTAGGTTCTTGTAAACTTTTTATCTTTGAAGCCTCTAAAGGATTGCGAACATCAAAGATTTTTTCGGCTCGAAGATAAACAGGATAAACTGATGGAAATGAAGTATTTTCCACAGCATCGTACCCTCCCGCAAAATCAGAGGCAAATTTAGGATTAAATGCAAAAAATCCTGCAATTTCGCCTTGTGCTCTATTACTGTTAAAAATAGTAATGTCATTTGTACCAGTGCCATGATACATTACTAAAGGCTTTCCTTCAGCATCAACAACCTTACTCTCGCCAAACCAGTTCTTGAACTCAGGAGTCTCCTGCTGAGCACGCTGCATCCTTTCTTCGCCACCCTTCGCCACAGCAACACCCTTCCACGGTACGATCTCAGTCGTAGCATAATGGAGCCATCGAGCAGCATCCTCTGGCGAGATCTTCATCCCGACCATGCTCTTTAGTGAAGCCTTGAGCGCATTAAACCACGCACGAATTTCACCACGTGGCACGTTAGGATAAGCCTCGCCGAACGCCTGAATCACGCCTTCTTCGAGCGCAAGATTGCGGGCTTGTTCGTCAGTATTAACACGTTGCCCATTCTTATCCACCTCAGCCAAACGCGCGGCATATTCGCGCTTGTATGCTTCAGAACCCTCAGCTGTCTGCATCAACGACCGCTTCATCCGTTCGTTAGCCGAGCGCACAAAGACATCATGACCGATCTCATGGATCGCAGTGTCTCGCGTGGCCGCATTAGCGTCGATATAGATCACACGCTCGCCAGCCTCATTTATCATGTATGCACCACGAATCCCCTGAGCTTGTTGTTCAGGTGTGGTGAACTGCATCTTTAATCCGCGCTTAGCTGCGATCTCGGCAGCAGCATCAATATCGGCTTGCGTGATTCGTCCTTCGCCACCTTCTCGTTGAAAACGAGCCTGAAGTTCAGAAGCAATATCTGTAATACCCTGTTCTTTTGCAGCCCAAGCGCGCTCTTGTTCACGATCAATAAAGCCAACCTCCTCTTGCGCCAAGCCCTGTTCAAGCTTGCGCCCAAGTTGATTGATATCCTCCATCGAACGCTGCCAAGAATTCTCTAGATATTTATCAGCTTTTTCTGCAATAAACTTTGTTAGTTCTTCTGGATTATCTCGTACATTCCCCAACATAGGATCATTTGCAAGATCCTGTACGACTTCTTCAGGGACAGAAGTCTTGAGCCGCTTTAGCGCATTATCAATAGCTTGACGATTCTCAGCAATTTCGGTGCGCCGACCATCCGTAACGATCTGTTGCTTCAGCGGCACGTTCTCAAACTCAGTAGGCTTTCCAGCATACTCAGCCTCAAAGGCTTCTGATGCACGACGAGCCTCGCCAGCAGCTGTCTCAGCTTCACTACGCGCTTTTAGTCCAGTCTTCTCAGAAACATAATCAAGCACAGCCGCAGGATCATCGCGGAAGTTGCTGAGCATAGGATCATTGACATAGTCCTGAATGATTTCAGGATTCTTCTCAAGTCCAAGCTTATCAAAAGCTTCACTGACCACGCGTTGATTCTCAGCAAGCTCAAATCTACGCGCATCAGGCCCAAACATCTCAGCCTGCCTAGGAGCATTGGCACCCAACAACTCCGTTGCCCGAGCAGAAGCGGCTTCGTCTTCAGCCAATGCAGCAGCGCGTGCAGCTTCAGCCTCGCGTCCTGCAATAGCACCACGCTCACCTGCAAGGTCAAGCCGTTCAATGGGCTGAACTTCAGGTGCAAGATCAGGAAAGCCCATCTTACGACCAATAAACGTAGGCTTGCTAAGCAAACTACCCAGCGCAACATCAGCTGCAAAGCGTGGAGCCGAGAACTCTCCGCCCTCGCTGATATTAAGCAACTGCCCAGCACCGGCAGAGCCCACATTAGCCCCGACGTTTACTGCAGCGGGAATAAAAGCAGCACGTTTTGCTGCCTGTGATCCACTCATCAGCGGCGCAGTTAACCCTTTAACACCACCAAGAGAAGGTCTAAACGCCAAAGCCGACGGAGCAAATCCACCGAGATAAGACATTACAGGTTGATCTGTCTGAGCGCGTTGCATTTCTGCAATAGCCTCAGGAGCAAACCTTTCAAGCGCAGCCTCTTGCAGCTTTCCAGTTCCATAACCACCAGCCATGCCCGAGGCAATAAGCGCCGGGATACCGATAAGCGGATTGGCTATAGAAAGGCCGATGAAAGGAGCGCTGGCCGCGAGACCACCCGCAGTCGGAAGAACACTCCCTGCGAAAGAAGTCCCAAAAGCACGAGGCTTGGACATTACTTCTTGCTGAGGTGCAATTTCTCGTTCGACCACATTACCTTGCTGATCGATATCGTATTCAATGGGATCGTACCCATTTTCAATAAGCCATTGACGTTGTTTAGAGGTCATATTATTCAGCGTACATTTTGCGGATCAATTCACCAGCCTGACGAGCTTGACTCATCTCAGTTGCACTTGGGCGGCGCAAACGTCCAAACGGACGACGCTCTAACACAGATGCAGCAAATTCAGGATTTTCAAATTCTCCCTTAGCTTCTTGTGCAGCTGCTGCGCGAAGAGGATAAGCGATCTGAGACATAACTTGTTCACCCAATTCACCTTCCGTTAAGAATGGACTGGTAACTCCCGGACGCCGAGGTGCTTCAAGATTAAGCCCTGGCATCATTTGCCTAAACTGTTCAATTGTAGATTGATCCGCCACAGGCGACGGTGCAAATGAAGGAACCCCAACACGCGTAGGCGTTATAGTTGGAGGTTGTGTAGTAGCAGGCGAAATCTGTGTAGAGCCAAGAGGCTTACCAGTTGTAGGATCTACGTCAACATCACCTTCTTCGGGCATAGGTGCGCTACCAGGCATACCAAGTCTACGTAATCTACCACGCGTACCTTTTTGTTTACCATATGCAGGAGTCCCCGGAGTATACTCCATAACATTGCCTTCACGATCAACAAAAACATTATCACCAAGGCGTGTAAAGTTAGCCGGTTTAATTGCTTCACGTCTAAGCTTTCGTTCAGCACGACCCTCTTTACCCCTAAAAGTACGTTCACGTTCACCTTCTTGACCTCGAAAAGTTAATTCTCTGTCAAGGTTTTCGCGTGCAGCCGTAAGCCGCGCTCTAGCTTCTGTAATAGCAGCTTCACGATTTGCAGTACCCTCAGCAAGCCTCAACGCACGATCAAGCGCATTTTGTGCAGATTGAAATTGACGAGCTGCTTCAGCCTGTGAGGCTGTAAACGTGCGATCATCTTCTTTAAGATCTTTCTCAGCATCTGTGCGTAGATTAATTTCATAAGCAAGATCCTCACGTTTAGCTTGACGCTCTTCATCGCGCAATGCTTTATCCTGCCATTCAGCACCTTGAGCTTGCTGTGCACCAAGATTAAGCATGTTTGCTTGATTGCCTAAAACGCGCTGAAAGATTCCAGCTGGCTTATAAGGCACATTTTCTCCGCCAATAGGCTTAGTGGAATCAAAAGCCTCGTTAGCTTTAGGAGTTCCTGCAAGCGAGCTAACAAGACCCATGATTGAGTCTGCATCATAACGCGCTCCACGACCCTGATTAGCAATAGCTTCTTGCTGTTCCATTCCCATCATTGGCGTAGACTCACGCTGTGATGGAATATTCTGTGGCGCATTAGGATCAGTGATCTGCGTAGGTCCAGGACTTGATGCATCAGTGTCTTGTCCGCCGTACACATCAGGCTGTATAGGATATGCAGCCTCTGCTCCTGAGCCAAGATTTGCAAGAGCAACTTCGCGCGCAGCAGGAACACCAGCGCCAATAGCGGCCGCTTGGGCAGCTTTGGACTTTGCTCCACCACCGGGAACAAGATCCCGATACATGAAAGGTTGACGTTTCCTAATTGATCTAGGATTAAATTTAGCAATATAATCACCTGTAGCCATAATATTTATTCCACAAAGTTCTCACCAGCACTTGTCACAGCACCAGTATGTTTCTGAATGTTGACGAAAATCAAAGGAAGGTTGTCGTTTTGTAACCAGTGTCTTTCGCCCTTCCGAATGTTATAAACTCGAAAATCAAAGAAAGGCCACACCTTTGTAATGTGACCTTTATTGATTATCCCTTTTCCGAAGAGCTTAAAGAACTTGCCATCAAAATCGTGATGATGCGGCGGAACGTATGTTAGCGCGGGTAAATGCCAAAGTTCCACGGCCCACTGGCCAACCTTAAGTTGTATGCCTCGGCAGGAACGCCAGCTCGTGCGCCGTAATGTTCCCACACAGCGAGATAGGTTTTCTGGAGCGGACTGAAGATCCATCCAAATCCTTTGCCGTTGACATACCACTCAGCATGTGAGGTCATCGGTTTGATCAGAAGGGCATTCACGACAGCGCGCCAGACTTTTGATTGTTGCATGCGAGGCACCAACCACTTGCTCATCATGCGATAGCCTTCGCGACGCTGTGGAGTATAGTGCAGATCGCGCGACACGCGCACGCTATCGGGGATATTGTCCCAGCCGTAATAAGCCTCTGCGAAAGTCCAGCAGCAAGCCACCTTAGCAATACCGCCAGCCGCACTAACACCTTGCGTGAGAGAATCAAGCGCATCTTTACGCGACGCATTGATTTGATTCTCTTGCTGCCTCATTTGTGAAGCATTACCGAACAGATTCATGCCCATCGCGTTAGACTCTTGACCAACTTCCCGAGCGCCTCCAGTACGAGCCTCGCCTTGATTAACCGAGGGGCGACCCGTGGTAAGCTGGAACGTATCAATACGCGATGACAAAGGTTGAACAGCCCCAGCCGCAAGCTGAGCCGCATTCGCAATAGCACTCTGTCGCTGCTGCTTACGCGCTTCACCTGCACCGCCAAACGCCATAGCATTCGAGACAGTCGAAGTCGCCGTGGGAGTAGCGCCAGTGCCACGCGCATAGTTCTCACGCGCAAGAGACCTATCAATCTCAGCGCGCTCAGCCCCGCTCAGTCCAGCGTTGGGATCCGTGAGAGAACCCTGAAGCTGTTCAAGATTCTGCAGCGCAAGTTCACGCGCACGATAAGCTTCAGGATCAGCTTCTTTCTGCGTGCGCATTGCCTCACGGACAAGCTCACGGCCAGTGCCGCTCACGATCCCGAGATCAGTCTCAGCCTGAGCCTGTGCATTCTGTCGGGCAATCTGCGATCCAATGCGCGCAAACTCAGGTCCAAACTGTCGATATAGCTGCGCATTCAAGGCCTGCTCGCGGGGCGAAATCTCTTCGCGCAGCTTCTGCATCTCAGGCTCATACTGCCGAGCCGCAGTGACCTGCTGCTGAATCATCGGGATAATGTTCTCCCGATAAGCCTTCATGACCTCAGCCATCGACTCTTGTGTTGTCGGTGCCGGTGAACCTCCATTAACAAAGAATCCCTTAGGAATTCCGTTGTCAACTTCCAGTCGCGTAGATTCCCAGACCATCGAGTGGCCGAGAACTTTAGAGAGATTAATCTCAAATGTGTTCATTGTTTGATAAAATCTGAAACTCTGTATTGTACGTTTTGCTTACTCTTGCGCCGCGCCCCACTCACGGTCCAGCCGGGATAAAGCGCCTGCCAAGCAGACACTGCATTAAACAGACAGCCTCGGTCGCCAAGAATATTTAAGATGTGAATGTTTTTGCGCTCAAGGTCTAACTCGCACCATAGCGCAACCAAAGGGGTTTCGTTCTCTTTCTCAAGAACAAAAAGCTCAGTGTTCTCGCTCTTGAGAATTCGATCACAATGCATGACTATATCAATGTCAGAAGCCGCGCCGAACGTAGCCTCGCGGCCAGGATGCCGCAAGACCCATTCGAAAAGCTTAACTGCATTGATACAAGAACTCATACTGGTTGAAAATACCTATCCAGAATTGAGCCAGTTGCGTTCTTGCACACAAACTCTACGCCTAGCTTACTCACAGAAGCTTCCCAATAGGCAGCTTGCGCGGCAGAAGCAAAGCGAGATTGCGCGATCGGAGGATTATGGACGGTAGTAAGAGCTTTGCCGCCAGCGCCACTGATAAGAACGGGAAGCCCATTCCAATCAAGGCGTTCAACCAAAGCACTAGTTCCAGCCAACAAGACAGTTGCGCCCCAGTTCTTAAAGGGCACAGCTTGGATAAAGGCCAACGCAGGGTTAAGATTCGTAGCGCTATAGTAGTCATCGCCGCTTGTGAAAGGAGGCTGATGCACGACAACCCATTTGTGTTTCTTCGTGCTATTCGCCAGCGCATTACGCAGCCATTGGAACTGAACGCTATCAGCGATCGTATCGGGCGGCGTAAAAGCATTGTCGATCTCAGTCTGCATCAAAGCCGTGTCGAGGCCCGTGTTGATCAGGAAAATGTCAACATACTCGGTCGTGTGTTGGAAGTAACGTAGATGCTGCTGGTAGTTAAACAACGGACTCGCGGCCGCAGAGTCATTGTCTTCGGTGCCGGGGACGAATAAGAGTTTATCCTTAATGCTATCCCAGAATGGCGTGATTGTTTGAGCCAACGCGCCGACAGTCCCCGCGCCGAAGCCACCAAACGGAAGACCATAGTTATGATTGCCCGTGCCGATGACGTTTGTGAGGCCATTAAGAGCTTTAATCTTCGCATTGATTATCTTCCGCTGCGATACTTCAGCAGCCGTAAACGTGGGCGGTGTAACTCCGCCGACGATATCAGGAATGCCATCGTTGCCAATGATCGCAAAGGTCTCATAAGAGACAGATCCAATCATTCCAAACGGATTAACCTTCGGCCACACGCCGCTTTGAGTAACCTCAGCGCTGGCCGAGATCAATGCGCCGTCTGTGTCAAACCTAACCATCACGCCCACGCGATCACCTTCGGGCGCCACGTCCATAAAGTTGACCTCTGCGGTCGCAAACACGCCTTCAGTCAGCCCGCCGTTATAAGGAATGCTGCCAGTGGATTTAGGATTGAACGGCAGCGGATTGATCGTTACGACTTTACGATTACAGTATTGCCCATTAACGTACAAGGCCGCTTCGACAGTTCCGCCTGCGGCCACACCATTAAAGCCAAGACGCAAAGTCTGCATCTTAACGCTCTTATGATCATCCGCTGGAACAACCTCAGATCCATACAACGTGACGGTTGCTTTTTGCGCAGAACCAAATAGGCGATAAATCCCGGTCGCCGTCATGAAATAAGTATAACGCGTACCATTGTCTAATGTTGACGCGAACTTCAGTATGTTTCCGACGCCGGGATAAATATCAAGAGAGACAAACTTCTGCAGCAGCATATCAAACCACAGAATGCCGTTGCCGTAAGTTGTCACCACAGAGAACAACGCATAGTTATCGTGTGTGCCCGTGGCCGTGTTTGACTGCGTGACTCCATCTATGAGAGAGTTGATTGGGCCGCTAAAAGGTGCATTCCGACCCTCATATCGAAACTGCATGATCCCGTTAAAACTCCTAATTCCGGTGTCATGAACAAATGCCACATCCCCTAGCACGTCCACAACAGAATCAGGATTTAGCGGCCCAATCGAAGAGATTACTTGATTACGGAAAGTAGGCTCTGCGTAGATAAGACTAGCTTGATCTGGATAAACCAGATAGCCAGAGTTCTCAGTGCCTACAAAAAACGCTCCATCAATGGAGTTAAGAGTCGAGAGCGCCGTGATGTTGTTATAATCGACGTTAGTCGCCAGCGCCAAAGCTCCGCCCTCTGATTCAAGCGCGGATGTTTTGTCGCCTGAAGGATCGACGGCGATCACGAAGTTCAAAGGCGATCCAGTCACGGAGCGCACAATCTGATTGCGCGTTGGGCGATTAAGCCAAAGAGCTGTGGGCGCAGCCGATGACGTGACGGCGTACAATACCCCGTTATAAAACATGGGATAATTCGCAACGGGGACATACTCAGGAGTTTCTTTCGTCCACGTAGTGTATGACCCAACGACACGCGCAGAGCCATCGGGTAAGATAACCCAAGGCTGCAACACACCATCCATCACGATAAGTGCCGACGGTGAAGATCCAGCTGGGCCACCGAGCGTAAGGCTGCCGGTCGACGACGTAGCAGAGCGGATAAAGTTTACAGTCGAGCCGGGAATAAGTGCAGTATAAACACGCGGCTGTAAGGAGTTCATTGTGAAAGTGGGAATCAACAGCCAATTTCCACTTGTGGTTTTATAGTACGCCTTGCCGCCCACGAACGCAATCAAGAGACCGCCTGCGGCCGTGATGTCTTGAAAGGTCTCGCCGACTGGCAAATCACTCGATACATTGAGCGGCAGATTCACAGCCTCTACGACGTTCTTTCGAACGCGCGCATTGATCAGAATCCAATACTCGTTTTCGCCCAGCTTGCTGATGTCAGAAAGCTGATTGATTCCGCCGAGCCAATTAGTTTTTGTGACTACCATAGGTTTCGAACTCCTCCTTGCACGAGCGGCCACACTGGGAACATGATCGCAGCATCTTGTGCGGCATGACGCTCAGTCTGCACCATAAGCTCAGTGCCGCTTTCAAGATTCTCACACACGTTCTTACAAATCTCAGCCATCACTTGCTTGCTGGCCTCAGCGACATCCATCTTCTCTTTCTCGAAAGCGTAGATGTACTTAACACCATAGACCAACGCTTGCACAAGACGCTCGTCAGTCCAGATCGAATTAAGGTTGACAAACGGAGAGAAGCGTTGTTTATAGAGAACCTCTACGCAATCCTCACCGAGAATAAACGGAGTGCCTGCATTCCAATCAAGGATCTGCACGCGGATATTTGAAGCATATAGTTGATTGTTTGCAATGCGCGCAACTTCGAGCTGAGTCGCAGCCATGCGCACGATCACGTCGCTGTTGGTGTAGCCAGACTTCTTGATCGACGTAATGCCGAATGGGCTTTCTGGCTCGAACAGATTGACGGAGGTCTTAACGAGATCGCCGGGCGTAAAGGTTATGACTTCGGTTGTGTTCGCCGCGAGAGAAGTCTGGCCGTTGATGATGATGTCGAACGGCTGTGTCTCTATCGCATTGATCTGAAAAGTCAAAGGC